CGTTTAGAGTTTTAGATCTAACTGTTCCTGCACCTTTATTCACTTTAACTAATGCTTCAAAGGTTGAACTTGTAGGACCATTTGAAACCGTAACAGCCTGTGAACCAATTCCTGAAACACTTATTGTAGCTGATACATCTGTACCATTCGAGTCAATAGTAGTAATCCATTGAGATGGATTAGAAAAAGTTTCACCGTTTGCTGTTAATGTAAGTGAAGCGTTTCCACTAAAGTCAAAAGTTCCTGTTAAATATCTTTGAACTTCTAAAGATATATCTGTAATAAGCTTTGGTCTACCAGTAGGAAGTTGGAACAATAGATTATTGTTTTGTCCTTCATACATAGGCGTTAATCCACGAATCTGACCTACGTTAGCATAGTCATTTGTAGAACCACCAATTGATTTAACATTACGGAATGATTGATTATCATTCATCTGAACATCAAACAAGTAATATTTAAATTTAGCACCATCTTCTTGAAGATATCGAACTCTTGCTGTACCGATTGTAGTACCTAAATGATTCACTGAATCTTTTAAGTTACGAACTTGGAAAGCACTCATATTTGGAAGTGTTTTAAGACTTCTTCGAATACTTGGTGAGTTTGTAGAATCTGCAAGAAGAACATAGTTACCAAAAGATGAAGCAATAACTTCATTATTTACAGTTTGCGTTGTTTGAGCTCTTGGAATTACTATACTTTTAGTTGTATTAAGCGCAGCTCTATAACCATTAACATAAGAAACTCCTGGAGAAACTTCTACATTAATCTTAGTTGCATCAGAATCATTAGCACCCAATTTAACTCTAAACTGTTTTGCATTAAAGTCACCATTAATTTCAGATGTTCTTTCAGCCAATGCATCAGCAATTTTATTATATTGGCCAAAGCCAGTTACGCTTTCAGTAATCTTACCTTTAACAACTTTTGCTATAAAGATAAAGTTCTCAGAAGCTAAGATTTCATTTTCATTTATTAATTGTAGTGCAATTCTATATCTGTCTGCACCAGGAGAAGCTTTATTTGGGAGAGCTCCTTGGTTATCATAAAGATCTTCATCATCAGTAGCTCTTACGATATCCTGTACAACTTTGAATCCAATAGTAGCTGTTGGATTTTTAGCATATTTTGAAAGGATAATTGATTGTCTATTAAAGTTTACAAAGTGACCTTGAACAAAGAAGTTACCAGTTTCAACAGAAGCTCTACAACCTAAGCCTACAGCAGGGTTTGCAACCGTGTTTGTAGATTGAACTGTTAAGGTGTTTGTTCCATCAGAAATATCTGTGCCTGGAGCAAATCTAATAGCTGTTGTACCAGAAGTTGCACCTGAAGTTTTTGTGTATCTAACAAAAAGCGTTGCTGGATCAGCAGTGGTAGCAGCTACCGCCTCAATAACAATAGCTTTAATTTTTGCAGGAACATTACCATCAGAAAATTCATTACCTACTAACCCAACAAGATTAGTTGGCATTGTATTTGTGGTTGTATCTAATTTTATAAACTCATAACCAGTGTTAACTGTTACGTTACCTGGTTGAACCGCAGCACCTTCTTTAAAGATATTACTACCGAATCTTTCGATTTCTTTTTGAATAATAGTTTGCATTTGCGTGAGTTCACGCGCCTGAAGTGCTCTTCCTGAATTAAAGAGAATCCTATGATAGTTGTCGCTATCTTTGAAATCGTCTTTATACGTATCTGGAAAGACTTTTTGAGTAAAATCTATGGTCATTTATTTGCTACCTTAAAGTTGAATCACGACTTTGATGTCTTCTGTTTGATCAGGTGATCGTTCAATTGGTGATCTATTATCAATATATAGGACATCCCCTGTGAACTTATTTATAGTAGGTTGACGAAATGCTAATGTATCAGCGTCTACGCCTGCCGCTTCAATAATTCCGTCACCGTTTCCGTTAAGTTCGCCTAGAGCTTCACCTTCCTGAAAAGTTCCAAAACCAGTTGCTTCTGTTTGATGAAAATATACTAAAGAAGAATCAATATAATCTACATAAGCTTGTGCCGACGATGATGTTCCTTGAATTGTTCTGTCAATAGTGAATGCTGTTGATACTGTTGCAAGCTTTAAGTATTGCATTGCATTACCTGCATCTGCAATAAAATCTGAATCAGCAGCACTTACCATTTTCTTAGGATTTCTCATTAATACAGTTTGTCTAAAATCATTTCCTACTGGGAATGCACCAGTTTCTGTTCCTGCAATTTTTGAGTTAAACATTAAAGAGAAAGATCTTAAATCGTTTCTACAATCTGCACCTAATCCAGAGTCTGATGGGATGACTGCTCTTGCTGTAGCACCTGATCCACCTCCGCCTGTTATAGCAATGTTAGCAACTATATATCCTTTTCCAAATGCATGGCCAGTTAATGCGCCTGCACCTGAATCATTCATTTCAATTTTAGTTACAACACCACCTGTTACGAATGCTGTAGCAGCTGCTGCTTTACCTGTGTTATTTCCAACAATATTAACTGCAGGAACTGATGTATAACCAGATCCTCCTGTTATGAGTTGTATGCTACTAATTTCACCAGCATTTGAAGCTTGTTGAACAAGAGCTTGCTGTGCTTCCAAAGCTGAAAGTCCAGGAGCTCCTGCCGAATCGGCAATCTTTTGAAGTGGTATAAAATTAGCTGATGTAAATTGTGTACCTTGAAGAGCACCAATTGTATACATATATTTCCATATGTATCCATCAGAAGTTTCTACAGGACGAATACTTGAGCCTGTTGGTTTAACAGTTGATGTTTGTATTACACCTGCCGCGTTTTTACTTTGTTGTAGACACATATAAATTGAATTATCTTCGGTAAGAACATAATAAGAATTAGTAGGATAACCTGTTTGATTATCATCAAACGCTGAGTATATACTGCCTGAAGACCAGTTATATCTTGGTATAACAAATGAAACAGTTTCGGCAGTCTTTATTGCTTGAATTCCCATCCTAGCATTTCTAACTTCCCTTGTTGTATTCACCGGTGTTGGAGCAGCATCAGCAGAATCCCATGCTTCACTTTTTCCTATACCAATATAGTAATTTTCATTTGAATCTTTAACGTCAGCAAAGAGTTTGTTTACTAGCTCTCGTTTAAGTGTGTCTGTAATAATTGATGCCATCTACTTTATCCTATGCTATTGCTGCGCCATAATGGCCGGTTATATACCAATTCGTTCCATCCCATATGAGCGTTACAGCATCAAATTGAGATAGCGCAACGGTAGAACCTTGCGCAAAATTAGCGGGTGTTATAGTTGCCAAACCTGAACCTTTGTTCGTAAACACTTTCATTTCGCCTATAGTAGTTCCATTAGGAAGTCCTATTGCTAATGCTGTACCTGAGTTGGCGATTATAAATCCTGTTGTTTCAGAACAGTCACCAGCTGCAGATTGTGTTGTTGAAGATACCGCGGATTTGCTAACTTGTACTGAACCTTTTGCTTTACCTACAATTGCTATACCTACATTAGTATCAGTGCCATCAGCGGTGATTGTAGGAGATGTATTTGTTGCTGCATTAGAAAGTTTCAAATCGTTAACCGCAGATGCAGTTGAAATAATCTCTAATAATCCAGCACCATTAACATCAGCAACTGTACCAGCAAAAATTGGATTATTAACTGTAGCTGAGTCTAATGTTTTATTCTTTAACGTTGCAGCTTCACTAGCAAATACAAATGTATCTGAATCAGAAAGAGCCGGAAAGTTAACATTTCTATCAGCTGATATTGCAGCTGGCTTAAAAACATATTGAAAGGTTGCTGCAATATTATTTAATTGAGGAGTAGTTAAAACTGGAGAAGTTAAAGTTTTATTAATAAGAGTTTGAGTAGCAGAATCTAAAATAACTGATCCGCTTGCATTTGGTAATGTGATAGTTCTATCTGAATCTGGATTCGTAGCTTTTAATGTAGTTTCGAAATCATCAACAACACTTCCTTCAAAAATTAAACCATCAGAAGCAACAGCGATTTGCCCACTTAAATTATCAGAATCTCCACCAAGTTTTTGGTAGATCTCTACAAAATTGTTATTGATTTTAGTACCAGCTGAACGAAGAGTATCACCCGTTCCGTCATTAGCTGATGAGCCTAATCCTATATTATTACGTGCCATTATGTATCCTTTAGAAATCTAGTTCTATTTATATCTATATTAGTTAATCGAGTCATTATAATCCTCAAATCTATCAAAATCCATTGTCTCAGCAGCATTACTCATTCTAATAACTCCAGGAACTCTACCTGAATCCTCATCGAATGTTGGTGAGTTAACATCTAATATACCATCTTTACCTGGTGCAATTGATCCATATGATGCAATCAATTCAGCAACTGGCATTGAAGCATATTTTGAAATATCCACGAGTCTAACGTGTGATTCGAATGCGTCTGAGTCTAATCCATCTGGCAATCTTGCTGTTATCTCCTGACTTGAAGTAAATAATGGTAATGTTCCTGCAGCTTCAATAACAACTGCAAAGTCGCCTGAATCAAGAAGAACAACATCAGGCATTGTGCCTATGCCGAACAATTTATCAGCTGTTAATTCTAATAAAACTTCTCCACCAATAAAGAATCCAGCAGGATGCACAAATTGACGATACAGTTCTCTCCATTTAACAATAGGAATACTTGATCTAATTAAAACTGAGAAAACTTGATAAAGCGCATTGTTCTGAATAAATTTAAGAGATTCAGAACCGATTATAGATTCACTTACAATGAACATATCTTTTTTAGGAAAAACAATTTGAACACTTTCGTTAAAGAATGCTCTAAAGAAACCTTCAGCTGAGTATGATGAACCTTTAACTCTATAAAAGTTTGCAAACATTCTAAGAGCTTCACGAGGATTTATGAAATAATCTCTTGATGCTCCTCCAGCAATCTCTTTAAATATTTGATCTAACTGAGCAACAGAAGCATGTTCAATATCTCTAATTGTAAATAGATCTTGAATGATTCCAGTTGATTCATCAGAATCTACGTATTCATAATAACCTTCAAGGAAAGCAATTAAGTTAGGAAAGTCTCGCTGAAAATATTCAGGTAGAGTTTCCTTTACTAGGTTTCCATGAAGACTTAATGATCTTCTATTAAATTCTGTAAGAGTTCTCATTTATAGAGCCACGTTTACTGTTTGTCTGTCAACCAATCCAGAAGCAAATGATGCATCATTGTCTAATGATATGACAAAGTTTCTTAATGGTTTAATTACGTTTTCATTAACTGGTGTAGAAGAAAGTTTAATAAATGTATTTCCTGATGTAATTGCTGTAGGATTAAATCCTACCAATTCAATCTTTCCAGTTTTAGGTGTGTATTGGCCAACATTATCAACTAACACATTATTAAGTGTATCTGTAATTTGTAGTTTAGTACTACTTAATGCGTTTTTAATCAATGCAATTTTTCCATTAAAGGTAAAAGTACTTGATGTTACAATCCTGTTGATATCATCGGCGGGTGCTAATGCAACAGGAAAGTTAATTTCATATTGCAATGATGTGTTAAGAGTTGGTTCAAATCTTTGTTGTACTTTAATGCCAACGCTTGAAGAAATAATAGCGCTTGATACAGCATCTACTTTTGTTAACAATGCTGATTTTCTAAATGTCTTACCAAACACACCAAGATTATCTGCAAAGAATTGTCTAACAACCGCACCAACAGCAGCTTCAGTTGATTGTAATGTAACACTTGTTAAGTTCGGATCAAAAGAGAATTCAACAATAGATTCAATAAATGTATCAATAGGATCTACGAATATAGTTCCAATTGAAAGAACCGAAAGGTTATCTGTAAGATTAGAAATGATACTATCTTTAGTAGACACCTTCTCATCATCTGTTGTGCCTGAAGCAAATTTTAATCCTACATAAACATTACCATAATTTGTTGGAACATTATCTTCGCCACCCCATGCAATAGCGTCAGTAACGTTTGCATAGTTCTTTAGGATAATAGCTTTATAATCTTCTGCTGTAACAAGTCTTTGTTGAGATGCGAAAGCAATAGGAGCATTCTGACGAATACTTTCAATTGATTGTTTTACTGCGCCTGAAGAAGATTGAGCAGAAGTAACAACTGTGAGACTATAACTTTCTGAGTTAATAACAAGTTGTGCACTAGGTGTAAATACTTTTGCGCCGTTAGCTTCTAGTCCTACTGTTGATAAGTATTCAATCTGAATAATATTACCTGTTGAAGGTGATTTACCAAACGATACACCATCACCAAAATTTAATTCATAAAAACCATTTGGTGTTTCTGTGATTTGATAAAATTGAGATATTGAACTAACTCTAACTGCTTTAGCTAAAGGTGTGTATGAAGTAAAATCGTCTGTGCTTGAGTTAGCAAATACTTTTACAGTTGCAGTTGACGTATCAATTGTATTATCTGGAATGATATATAATTGTCTTTCTCCGGTTTCACCAACATAAAAAGTTTTAGTTTTTAGCGTACCTTCATAAACAATAATACTTGTTTGGCCATTTGCATTTAAAAATCTATAAAGTCCTGCTCCATCATCAGTAGCAGTAATAGCTTCTAATGATCTAAATGTATATGTTACATCATTAACAGAAGAGGTGAAAGAAGTAAGTGCTGGAAGAGTATACGTATTTGATCTATTTGAAACGCCTGCTAAATTGAGTGAAATATTTATTGTTGCTCTTGATGCACTAATAGATCTAGGTTCATAACCTAATGATATTGCATGAGAAACAACCGAGCTTCTTAACTGCGCCGTATTGAGATACGATTCATTCAATGCAAAGTTTGCGATCAATGCATTATAATGAGTATTGTATGCTAATACATCAAGTATGTTACTAATACCAGAAGCTTCAAAATCATAATCAGCAAACTCAGTTTTAGCTGCTAAATATGTTTTAAGGCTATTCTTAATTGTTGTGAAGTCAAGCTGAGTTGACTCAATATTTGTTGCCATGTTATCTCAACCTCGATAGTGTTGTTTCTACTTCGACTATATCATTTAAATTTTTAACTTGAAAGATGACTTTGACTTTAACTTCATTTCTGTCTATGTTATCGCTAATCTTAACATCCAAAACTTTTGCTCTTTCTTCATAATTATTAATAGCATTTACTACATCATCTCTTAACGTAATACTTGTTGTATCATTTGCAAGCTCAAATAGAATATCATTTAAGTTACCACCAAAATAAGGTTGGAATGGTTTCTCATAATGATTAGTTAATAGCAAATTCTTAACCGATTGTTTCACAGCCGCAGCATCAGTTTTCTTATATAAGTCACCATTAGGCTTTAACTTAAATGTTAAGTCAATGTCTTGGTATGCTTTTGATCTTGTGCCAACTAATGTTTGGACTTCTAAAAATCCATCTTCAGCTGATAGCGCTCTACTTGTAGCCATGTAACTTTATTCCTTTAGGTCTATTTATAAAGTTATTTCGATGAATTCTTTATTACTTTGAGTTTTGTTATTGAATCTTGTTTCAATTTCCATCTTATAATTGCCGATATACGTATCTGAAACCAATGGCATTACAACAATTATTTGAGCATTCATCGCACCGCCTGGATCAAACGTATCATAATCCAATATAAGTTTTTCATAATAAAGATTATCTTTAAAGTATAATGCTAAATCATAAGTTTTTTCAATATCAGGCACGCCTTTTAAATTAATCAACTCATAGACAACAGCTCGTCCTGTAGTTTGAAGATCATTAATACTTCCTGGTGTAAGTATTTCACCTGATCCTTTTCTATATAGGCCTTCTACAACTACTAATCTGTGATCTTTAAATTTTCCAGAATCACTAGAAATTAGATTCATTGCTTCGGCCTGAAGATATAATTGTCTCGCAATAATCTGTCTATCTGCAAATGCTTGGATATGATCTAATGTAATCTTATCGCCTTTACCACCTAAGAATTTTGCTAACGTAACTCCTTTAGATAATTTCGTTTTAGAATTAATTTCTGTTCTGTTATTTGGGTTATACACAGGATCAGGAAGAATTGTTTTTGCAACTGGCTTAGGTACAATTTTCTTTGAAGCATCTTTTGGATTTAACTGGCCTATAAATTTGCTACCAATAATTTTAGTAGGTTTTTTAGATTCAGTTCTTCCAATAGTTTTAGGTGCTGTTTCGTTAAAGCTTGAATTTAGTTTACCTGCTCCAATCTGTGAACTTGTAAAAACGGGATTTGCAAAGGTAGCATCAGATCTTAACTTGCTTCTAATCTCTCTTGTGTTAAGTGGTTTATTAGTAACGTTATCATTCTTTTCATTATCACTTACTGAATTAAGCAATCCATTACCTGGATCAATTTTAACTGTAGGATAACCAAATGCACCCTTGTTTAAATAACCTGTAAGATTTACTGAAGTTGGCAATGCAGTAGCTTTTGGATCAACTGCTGTTGGAGTACCAACCACTTTCGTACCAGCTGAACCACCCGGTCCTAATGGAGCACTACCAGCTCTTCCAGATTCAGTAGCATTATCAGCATTACCTGTAAGTGATCCAACAAATTCTTTACATGTAACTCTTTCAGTTACAATAGCAGTATTAGTTGAAACAGTATCTGTTGCGGTAATTGAATGGCCTGTGTACATATTATAATTGTACATAACAATGTTCTGTCCACCTATCGTTCCAGTATCACCAAACACTGACATTGATTGCGCAGCAAGATTCATATCAGGAGCTGAACCTAATAATCTTGTTTCAGAAGTTACTTTAGTTTGTCCTGAAGACATTATTGAAGTAGCACCTTCAACAGCATTTCTAAAGTCTCCTTTGACTATATTATTATATCCGCCAAGAGTTGTATGCGCAGTTGTTCCTGTTGTTGTGCTACTTCGA